TCAATACTTAACGAGCGTTTCCGCTAACATCGTATACAAACTTACCTGATTGTAATGCTTTAGCAATAGCTTCTTGGTTCTTTTCATACTCAAAGGTAGACATTTTACTTACCTCTGACTCATAAAACACACCATCTTTACTCTCACCTGTAGGTGCAGAACGGCTACCACGGGTGTTTACGCTTTCAGCAGCACCCTTATCTGAGGTGGTTTTCTTAGTCTTAATACCTTTATCGGCTTTGTATAAGTCGATAGCACGGGCAGCAGCCTTAGCATCACTCTCATTATCATACAAAGCATCCTGTACCCACTTAGGTTGTTCATCAACCCAAGTATGAAATGCATCATCATCACGGATAGAGTCAAAATCTGGATGCAGACGGGTCAACTCAGCCTCTGCCTTATCCTTAGCTGTCTGATGCTCACGCTCATCTAGCTGTTTAAATCGCTCATCCAATGCTTGAGTTTGTTCCTTAGCCTTTTTAATTGCAATGGTTTCAACAATCTTTGCAACATCAGGATAGGCTCTAGCCCACTCATTAAGTTCTTCTTCACTCTTAGGAAGCTTAATCTGCTTCTCTGTACTTTGTTGTAGCTGTGAATGAAGCTCATCAATTTGCTTCTGCAAAGCTACTTGCTGTTGCTGAGAATGTCTACGCAGATCTCCATAACGCTTCTTAAAGCTTTTCTCTTCTGCGCTTAAGTTGCTATCCTCAGGGTCTTGTGATTCTTGGGGATTGCTCTTATCTTCAGCCAATTGTTTCAACTCTGCTTCTTCTTGTTCAATCCGATCTTTGTTAGCATTACGCTTACCAAATGGAGAGAAAGCCTGAGCTTGTTGATTCTGGTTAATTACCGCTTCTGTCATAACATACCTTTAAGTTGGGGCTAACTGTAGCTGCATAGCAGGGAGATAGGTAGCCATATGGTGGGGAATTGTTGACACTCACCAGCCCACCTCTGGTTTGAGTATGCTAATTATATAGTATTATTTCTTAGAGGCAATGCCTCTTTTTTGAGCAGGTGCTGGTTTCTTTGTGCGTTTAGCAACCAATCCACCTTTAGCTAAAGATAATACATTGTAGTCTTCTATATTACCTTTGCTTCCACCTCCACCACTAGAGCCTCCACTAAAGCTACTAGAACTACTAGAGCCACTAAACCCTGTATCAAGCTCATTAAAATCGCCTAAGCTTTCACGATTTGCTGCTTGTTGTTCTTCTTCAGCTAAGATTTCTGTAGAAGATCTACTATCACCTTCACTCCTAGCTACTTCAGCAGCAGCGGCACGACCAGCTTCGGCAGCTTGATCAGCACTCTTACCTCTAGTAATGGCATCAGCAGCAGCCTGACTAGCAGCACCAGCAGCAGAAGCACTGAGTCCCATACTAGAAGCAGTATAACCTGCATTAGTAGCAGCACTAGCAGCAGAAACACCACTGCCTGTGGGACCAGCAGTATTAGCGGCACTTCTATAATCAGCATTAATACCCGCAGTGTCTGCAAGAGTGGTTCTATATTTATCAGCAGCACTTGTAGCAAGGGCATTATTAATTCTAGCAGCAGCTCCTAAAATAGGATTGACAAGACCCGCAGCTAAAGTTAATCCACTATTAACTTTGTTAGGAGTTACGGAGCCATCAGCATTTAAAGTGTAACTACCAAAGGAAGTACCTCCAACACCACCAGCACTAACACCTCCTGCAGCATCAGATGTAATATTACCACCGTAAGTACTGACACCTGTACCTCCATCTGTTGTATCAACTGTTCTGATCACTGCTCCATCTTTACCTGTAATTGCAACATTACCTAAAGCAAGATCTACCATTGATGTGTTATTAACATTACCTACATTTCCACCCACAACATCACTACCCACTGTAGTTAGAGTTTTATTACCACTATCTACACTGGCAGCACTCTGTACATTTTGTGCAACAGTGCTTCCTGCCGTTGTAGTTGTGCCACCCATTCTACTAGCTGGATTAGCATCCACTACAGAATAACCTTCAGGGATGGCTCCACCGGGTCTGTTGTTGAAATAGGTCATGTACAAAGAATCACCAGCAGCATTCTTCAATAGTCTAACATCCAATGCTGGGTTGGTGATGGCTGTTCTTTCAATATTATATTTAGCTAAGATGTCTTTATCTGCTGGAGGCACTTTAACAATACCACCACTTGCATACTTAGGCTCACCCATTGCCTCACCATCCACCTCTTTCATGATGTCATCAATCTCAGAGTCAAAGCCTTCTTCATCTTCATGCAGAGCTTCTGGGTTTTCTACTTCTTCTGCATTACCCATCTGACCAATCTCATTCATACGAGCAAGACCAGCCTTAGCTTCATCACGAAGCTTCATCAATCTTTCAAGACCAATGTACCTAACAACATCAGCGGGGAGAACAAACTCACCTTCACTCAGCTTAGCATCAATGTCATCTCTCACTTCGTTCTGCAAAGAACCAGTAGGTACATCATTGCCTGACACAGGATCTACTGTGCCACCTTCGTCATTCATGCCACCCTCGGCAAATAGTCTATTCATATCGTTTGATGCCATACCACCCTCTGCAAATTTATTAGAAGCTTCTGGTGCTGGAAATTTCTCATTGCCAGTACTAGATGCAAATGGACTCATACCTTTATCAATTCTGAACTTTGCCCATGATTCAGCTTTATCATAAATATCATCAGTGGGTTTCTCACCCTTTAATAAAATATCAAGTTCTGCTTTAGACAGGGTTGGAACAATTAATGGATACTCTACTTTTTTACCTTGGTATTCAAACTCAGATGATAGCTCTGTAGAACTATCACCATCTGGTCTTTTCAAGTCGCCAAAAAATCCCTTACCTTTAGGTGAGATAGAACCATGTCGCATCCCATAAGGAGCAACTCCTTGGTTAGTAAAGTTATCTTTCGACATTAACTTCATCCTTTAGATGTTTTAGTCTGCGTAAAGCAGCAACGGCTCCTTGAGCCTTTCCAATCTCACGAACATCAGTAGCTTGTTCTAAGTTTTTATGTTGCTGAGCAATCTCAGCATCAAGCAACTCTTGGAACGCATCCCATGTCACATGCGTGTTTACAAAGCCTTTAAGCTTGGGGAGGTACGGCTTGGACATTACCAGCAAATCCTTGTTCACCCGGCACTGGTGCAGCACCAACGCCAATATTTCCACCACCACCACCAGTCATATCAGCCACTGGAGGAGGACCACCTTCTGGACCAGCAACAGGAGGAGCACCTTCTGCAGGAGCTGTAGCTTGTTGCATCAGCAAAGCTTGACGCATAGCTTCTTCCATGTTGTTAGTCACCTTGTCTGGATCTAAGTCCATACTCTTAGCTATCTCACGAATGATGTAAGGAAACTTAGCAAACGGCATCAATGCAGGAGAGCTTGCAATTTGCAAGAACTGCATCAAGCGTTGGCTCCTCACCTCATTAGCCATCAAGCTCTCTGTACCTCTGGCTGTAACTTCTAAGTCTCCTTTAATGCTTTGATCAAAATCAAACTGCATGTTGAAGCTGAAGAAAGCTTTACCCAAAGGAGCTAACAAATAATCATCCACATTCTTGATGATGGTTTTAACACTGCCTGATGCAGCATTCATCAACATAGAAATACCAGAGGCTGTTCTACCCACGCCACTCACACCAGTTTGTCCGTGTGCAAAGGAAGGCATGCCTGTTGATTCATCAGCAAGCTGTCGTGCTTTATCAAACAGTTGTAAGTTCTCTGCAGCCACGTTAGGAAACTTAGTTCCAAACAAGCTTTGACCGGGAGCACCGCCCTGTCTCCTAAACACTTTACCGGGATAGACAGTCATGTCCTGTCCGGGAACAAGGTTGGTTTCATCCACCTCGAATACAAGGTTGCCCGACAACACCGCATTGTCTACAGCCATACGCATAAAACCATTCATGAGGGTCTGGGTGTCATCCATGTTTTCGGCAACACCAATGCCAAATAGAGAGTAGGGGTTTAGTTCGCAAGGAGCAGCATAGTACGGAATGTTGGCGGGCTTAAACGGGTTCAACACTAGCCGAATAATTTTACTATTACAGAACCACACATTAGCTTGTAGCTCTTTATAGTTTTCAAGTTCTTTTGGAATGTCAATATCATTGTCAGATAGTGTTTCAATATCAACATTACCCCAATACTCCAACACTTCAAATCTATCTGTTCCTAAATTAGGAGCATAATCCCTTAAGTCATCTTCCCAATACTTCTTAGTATAGGAAGCACCACCTTCAATAACATCTTCAATGACAGTGGATCTAAAGAAAGGCCGATTCTTCAAAGCCCTTAGTTGTGTAGCACTAAGCTTGTGACGCTCAATAATGTATTGAGCTTCTTCCATGTTGGTAGCATCAGGATCAGGATAGAAGTTCCAGATAGAAACATGTGATGTCTCTGGTACTGTCTTCATCTCAGGCTTGTATGTACCCTCTTCATCCCAGCTTGGATACTCTTTAGTCTTAGCAAATGGACCCTTCATGATGCCTGTGCCAAACAGAGCCATCTCAAAGGCAGTGGAACGAAGGTGTTTATTAGCACCACTCTCATCCAACTGGTCATGTATCTTCTTCTCCATCTTCTTAGCTGCAACCATTGCAGGATGGAATGTGATGGAAGTGGGAGTTACTCCCGGACCTTCTTTCAAACCTTCTTGACCACCGAGCTGACCCTTCAAAGGACCAAGCTTGTCCATCAAAGAAGAAAGGGTAGCACCCGGTGCTAGGTCTTTACCATCACCTTTATAGCCAAAAGGAGAAACCATCTCCTCTTCTGGTGCTTTAGGGTCTATATGTACTGAATCCACTACACCATCTGGTAACACAGTGGGGTCAACACTAAGGGGAAACTTGTTATTAGCAAATAACACATCAGTGATTTGACCATATGCTGCAAGCACCTTGGTCTTTGTCACCTTAATGAATACACGGCTCTTCTCTGTCTCAGTAAATTTAACATCAGGTCCATAGATACCACGATAGTTTCTATATGCCTTGAGCCAACGCTGTTCGTCCTGTCTACGGCTCTCTTCAGATCTTGTATATCTGTCGTTTAAGAAGTTTAAAAGAGAACTACCAATAAATGGAGCTTTTTCTCCATCTTTCCTGTCCCCTAAACCAATGGACTTGTCATCCATGAAATTGTTTGTAGCCATAAATACCTTTTAATACCCAAATGTGGGGTCTGCCATCTTCATCCCAGAGCCAGCAGAATTTAATGGATTGTAATCGAACAAACTACTTCTAGGTCTGCTCATCACACCATAACGAATAGCATCATATAAGTGATCTTCAGCCTTAGTATCAATATCCTCTGGGTTTCTTTTGTCCAAAGGTATGATGGGTAGCTGAGCAATCGTATTCACACAGTTGCTTGTTATAACCAATCTTGGCTGTTCTGTAAAGGTGTCAAGTTGTAGCCTTCGATGCAACTCATTCTTACCCGCCACCCTACTTCCAGCACTTCTATCAGATGGCCTCCACCTACAACCCTCTGCAATCATCTGTTCTGCCAGTGATGGACCTGTATCACCCCTCTTATGCCAGCAACTACTGTCCAACACCCCATATCTCATGGGTCCATCGTTCTCTTCAGCCCTCATCACCATGTGGGCGAGGTCTTTGGCAAGTACCTTGCTAACATATAGCTCACGATAGACCACCAATTGTTCACTTGGAGACACAGCAAACCACACCACAGCACTATAACTTCCGTATCCATAGTCACAAGCCCTAAATTTAGTCCAATTACTCGGTATGTGGAACGGTTCCACCACATGTATCTGCCTATTAAACTCAGGAAACGCTGCACCTTCAGCAATATCCCAGTTTCCTTCTAGTAGTTGCTTCCTTTGATGCTCAGGAAGAGACAACAACATGGTTTCGTAGTCACCTGTCTGCATCAAATAGGGGTTATCCGTCAACATAGCAGGGATAAACCTACGCTTAAACAGTGGCAAGCCCTCTTTACTGTGTCCTTTGGGATACACTAAGGTGGTACTGCTCTCAATATCTGTCGCATCAAAGGCTTTACCCGCTGGAGAAGGGTCAATAAACATCTTCTTCACCCAAGCATGACCCGGACCACCCGGATTTGTCGTAGCTCTCATGAAGATTGGTAGGTCTGATGCTGCTGTACGCAGTCGAGAACGCATATAGTTCCACGGAAATGGCGTATGCCACTGCGTCAACTCATCAAAACCAATCCAGCTAAACGCCAATCCCTGATATCTCAATACGTCTTCATCTCTATCAAGGTAGGACATCCACAGTCTAGCCCCTGATGGTGCTTCCCATTGCATCTTTCTCTCACTCCACTTGATGCCGGGGTAAATCTTTGGATAAAGCTCTTGACTCTTCCAAATAAGTTCTCGAAGTTCTTCTGTAGTGTGTCGTAACAGAAGCCCAGAAAACTGTGGATGTACCATATACCTCA